CTGATAGGCGCGGGACCGATTTTTTTGGGAGAGATAAATGAGCCCTGCTGAAGTGACTGAAATGATTATGAAGTATGGCAAGGCATACGAAAAGAGAATGCGCATTAAGCCCGTAGCTATGGCAATAAATATTTGCTTGAATCTTGCCGATGCTGGGTTGGCTGAAGCGCCCGAAGGGTGGCATAAGGATGAAGATGGCCTCTGGCGCGGTGGGCCAGAAGATACCGAAGACAACCACCTATGGGAGAACAAGTATGACTGATTGGAAGGAGGGTGATTTCTACGAAACCACCTACGCTGTTAGCGACTTGATGTTTGGTGGTGAGCTGGCGTATGACAACTACGATCCCGCTGAGTTCCGCCTGCTGTTGCGGCGTAAATGGCAGTCTGATCGAGAATCCACCTCACTCTTAATGCTTCAAAACATAGAGTTGAAAGCTAGAGTAGCTGAACTAGAAGCTTTTCGATCCGCGGTTGCTGGGTGGCGTGAGTTTGATCTGCCAGAAAATCACTGTCGGGCAACAGCAGAATACATAGCTGACCTTGGTCGAGAAGCCGAGATAGCTGAAGGACCAGGAGAGGTTAAATCATGAGTAGCCAATTTATAACAGCTGTAAAAAGCACGGGAGTGAGATAAAGATGATAGTTAAAGCAAAAGCGCCAGAAGCGCGCACGGTGACGATTGATGGCACGGTAGAAGAGTTCGCTTTGATCTATGCGGCAACGCGCCCTGGTCGGCGCACGAATGCGCAGCTGGATGCGCTCAAGATGTTGGGTAACCTGATACGGGCGAGTGACAGCGGCATAGCTGATGCTGGTACGTTGTTGGAAGCTGAAGATAACGAGCGTAAGGCGTCCGATACGGCAAAGGAAGCGGCAATAAATGGGGCCGGCCATGAAGAATGAAGCCAAGCCTGTCACTACACAGGGGTGGCAGCAGAAGATTATCAGCGAATACTGTGAAGCCTGGAACATGACGCAAGGCATGATGATCTGCGAAAAGGCTGATGGCGCGGTAATCGAAACGATGGTGAATAGGGCTGGGCTCACTGATAGCGAGTTTTCAGAAGCGATCTGTATAGGGCTTGCGTCGAGTTTGCTAACGAAGCTAAGTCCTGGGTCAGATATGGAATTTCACTTGCCGATTGGATCGATACACCTGCAGCGCAATGACAAAGATGCTGGCGTGATCGCTGGTAACCTGGGCGCACAAGTTGAGGCGATTAAGACCGCCAAAGCCAACACTGACAGTTAATGGCCGGGGAAGGTTTGGGGCCAGCACTTTTGAAACGGGGAGTGCTGGCCCCTTTTTTTTGTGCCTCTGACAATTAAGTTCATGCTAGAGTGCCAAAACCATCCATGAATTAACGGGGCTTTGAGTATGCGATATGTCGGAAGAATCGAATGGGTCTAGTGGAATCAAGTTATCTGTGGCTGCTCTGTTCGCTCTTGTCAGTGGCGCTTTTGCTGGCGGCGGCAGTGTTGCAGGGGCGATATTATCAATCCAGAATGCAGAGCGAAGTGCAAACCTCATTACACAACAGGCTGAAGCCATTGGAATCCTCAACACCCGGCTTACCAGACTGGAATCAGACATTATCCGTAGAACAGCGGAGCGGTGGACGAGAGCGGACCAATCAAGACACGATAGCGAAAGAAGCCGTGATGCGCTTACAACAGAGCGCCGGTTGACTGCGTTAGAGCGCCTTGTTGATCGTGAGATTGAAAAGCGCGAACAGAACTGACATTGACGGAGAGATAGATGTCGCTGAACAAAAAACAAGTCATTTTCACGCGAACGGTTGGCGTTTGGTTGGGCAAGGTAGACAAAAAGGGCATTGAAGTTATCCTGGCTGAAGTCTATCGGCCACCAGCTATGGCGAAGATCTACGCCGAGCAAGGCAAAGGCATTGTTAATAGCGTACACACTAAGAAATTGGCGTTTGATGCGTTCATATATCTGAACGGTACGGTCACTTGGAATGCTGAGGACTACCGCGAGATAGGCGAGCTATGGAAAAGCCTTCATCCCCTGGCGCGGTGGGGTGGAGATTTCAAAGGTCGTGATGCTGTACATTTTAGCTTTGAGCACAATGGAGTCAAATAGTAGTGGATGGGCTTCCAAGGCTATCGCCTAAACAACAAGTGGCTGTCGCTGCGTTCAAAGCAAACGGTGGTGACAAAGAGGCTGCATATCTAACAGCATTCCCGGCCAGCATGAACTGGAAGCCTGAAACGGTAAAACGTAAGGCTGACGATCTGTTCAAGCTCAAGGCGGTAATTGCCAATGTCAAAGGCAAGCGGCCACCAAAACCCAAGCGGGTGGCTAAGACTAAAGGTATGCGCGCACCTTCTAAAACGCCGCGGCCACCACCACCAGTGCCAAAAACCAAGCTGACACCTGAAGTCAGAAAGATCATAGCGACTTATGCCGACGACTATGCACGGCATCATCATCCCTATCCGTCCGTTGTTGGCCTCGCTGCTGCCTGCAAGGTTTCATCACAGACGATCTACGAGTGGTCGCGCAATCCTGACCATGCTGAACTTAGCCTGCCTGATGTATTAAGGCGGATAGAGAACAATCAGCACATGAAGTTGATTTACAGTGGGTGGGGCGCAGAGCAAGGTACTGGCCATGCGAACATCACGAAAATGATGCTTGAGCGCAAACATGGTTATGAGGACATTCAACGAATTGAGCACACTGGACGCGATGGCGGGGCAATACAGACTGCCAGTGTTGCGATAACATCGGGCATGCCGGTAGATGAGGCGACCAAGCTTTACCGGGCTTTGATGCGGGAATAGGTTTAGTTTAGGAGAGGGTGATGCCTGAAGTATTTACACTGAAAATGTTGCACGATGCGGTCCAAAAAGCACAAGCGAATCAACTGAGAAAGACCGAGTTTTATCGGGTGGTGGTGTCGCCAGAAGAGGCGGCTGACTTAGGGCTTGCACTCGGCACCTACATGATTTCACATCCGATCACTATGGCTGATATGGCTAATGGCTGAAGCTGTCGCCATCGAAGAGTTCGATTACCTACACCCTGATTACACAGAAGTTTTCAAAGAGCGAGCAGAGCGCCTTATGCGCTTGCGCCGCGATCCTGCGCTATTGGCTGCTGCCAAGATCCACTATAAAGAAAACCCTTGGGACTTTATCAACGACTGGGGTATGACGTTCGATCCGCGAAAGCTGGATGATGGCGAAACGCCACACATGCCATTCCTGCTATGGCCAAGGCAGCGTGAGTATCTGGTCTGGCTGCAAGGTATGTGGAAGAACAAGCATAGGGGTCAGGTTGAAAAGTCGCGTGATGGTGGTGTCAGCTGGTTAAGTGTCGCCTGGGCCTGCACTAACTGGCTGTTCGTGCCGGGTTTCGTTGCTGGCTTTGGCTCACGTAAGGAAGAACTGGTAGATAAGACCGGCGACAACAAGGCGCTGTTCTACATGGTTCGCTACTTCATCGATAACATACCGGTGGAATTCAAGCCTGAAGGCTTTAGCGAGCGATTGCACAGTGCATCCATGCGCATGAATAACCCTCAGACTGGTGCTGCCCTGGTGGGTGAGGCTGGTAGCGATATCGGTCGAGGCGGTCGCACATCGGTTTATTTCGTCGACGAGGCCGCATATGTGGCTGATCAAGTGAGTATCGATACTTCACTGTCGGCCACCACCGAATGTCAGATAAACATTAGTACCTTCCAAGGTTCCGGTAATCGTTTCTTTATGATGAATCAGAAGCTGAAGGCCGAGACACCTGAGAAGGTATTTATCTTTGATTGGCGCGATGATCCCCGCAAAAACGAAGAGTGGGCGCGCAGAAAGCAGGCAGAACTAAATGATGAGGTCATATGGGCGCAAGAGTACGAGCGCGATCCGTATGCGTCACAGACTGATAGCTTCATACCCGCCAAGCATGTTCTTGCTGCAATCGATGCGCACCTGAAGCTGGGCTTTGATGGGTCGGGTATCCGTGCAGCTGGGTTTGATCCAGCTGATACCGGTGATGCGAAAGGATTTGCATTCCGTCATGGGTCGGTTTTGTGGGAGTGCGAAGAACTGCACGATGGCGATATCACGTATGCGATCCCCTGGGCGTATGACAAAGCGGATGCTTTGCGCGCGGAAGTGATGGGTTTCGAGGCTGATGGCATGGGAGCGCCAGCAATGAAGCTGGCATTCCAAGACCGTAGCGGTGAGCGCATGCGTGTCGAGGCATGGCATGGAAGCGCGGGTGTTGATGATCCTGATGGCGTGTATCTCAAGGCAAACACCCCGCAAGGCGTTGATAAGACCAACCATGACGCATATGCAAACCATAAAGCGCAAGACTGGGATAAGTTGGCCACACGGTTTAAGAACACATATCAAGCGATGCAGCGGCAGGAGCAGGGTTTTATGATCAATGCAGATCCTGACGATCTAATATCTTTAAGCTCTGAGTGTACGCACCTGGATGCGCTAAAAGCTGAGTTGTCGAGTCCGAAGCGCGAGTGGACAGATAACGGCAAGATCCGGGTCGAGGGTAAGAAGAAGATGAAGGCGCGGCAAATCAAGAGTCCAAACCTGGCGGAAGCGTTGGTGGTGTGTTTTTCTATGCGCAAGCCAGTACCGGGCCGTAAGCGATCGCCAATGCGCACAAGCGGTCGGAGGGCGTTGAAAGATAGGGGTATGGGATATTGATTAAGTTAACAAACCACAACTGATGAGAGAGAGAGAATGAAATACGTGACACTACTGATACTACTGTTTGCAATGCCTGCTATGGGCCTTGGCGAAACACCACCACCACCAGAATCGGCCCCTAATCTATCGGCTGATTCGGCAGCAGCTGCTTTCTCCGCGTCGCTGTCTGCATCTATGTCTAAGAGCAATTCAACGTCTGATGCGGTGGCATCCTCAATAGCTAAGGGTGGTGATTCGACATCGGGCGCGTCGATAGGCGACATTGGCAATACGGCATCTTCTGAGGGGTCGAGTGCATCTACTGGTGATGTGATTGTCAGCACCAAGGGCAGGAAAAATTCAGCCTTCACAGCGTATGCGGGTACGGGCATGAACACTGCAGATATGCTGGTGTGCTTTTCCCTGGCGGGGCAGACGCGGGGCGCTGGTGCGAGCGGAATAAAATGCTGGCTGCAGCGAGATCTGTATGCAAACTACCGGGCAGGACTGCATGCGGCGGCTGGCCGGTTTGAGGCTTCAGCAAAGGCGCAGTGCTCCAAGCCCCTGTTTTCGGCTGACTTTGATGATGTTGCGGATTGTCGCGCCAGTGTGTATCAGTCGCTGATAGACCAATCTATGCAGGCAGAACTGTCGGCTGTTGATTATGAGCAGCTGCTGAAGGATCAGGCATTTGAGTATGAAGAGAGGCTTGAGATTATGAGTCGCATGATCGATGAAGCTGCGGGGTTATCTGCAAAAAAGTAACGTCGCCGCTATATGCAACTGTAGCGGCGGAAGAGAGCGAACCGGATCAAGATGAAGTTGAAGATCAGCTGAAGGCAGAGTTGCGTAAGGTACGTGCAGAGCTGGCTAAGCAAAAGCGGGAAACTGGTGAGGGGTTGCGCCGGGTGCAAGAACAGCTGCAAGATACCTACGCGCCGATAGATTTGGAGCAGAAACGTGCAATATCGGAATGAAATAATCGTGGCGGTGATTGCTGCGGGGATAGGCTTTAGCGTGAATTACGTGTTGGCCAATATGCAGGAAGATTCTGTTGCCGGTGATCATGCGCGCATTGCGAGTGCGCCAGCGGTGAAAGCCCTGGCTGCTTCTGTGAAGGCGAATGCTGACAAAATGGAAGCATTGGCGCTTACTGCTGCAACGATTCAAGCGAATCAAAGGGCGATAGTTCAGAATCAGGACCGGATCTTTAACGCGATAACGAATGCAGGAGAGAGCCCCTAGTTCAGCCCACTTGCCGTTACGCTAACGCTGCTGGTTCTGCCAACTCCCCTCGGCGCAGCTGGCACTTAGCACCCCCCTACGGCGGGTGGGCTGGATACTTACTAGCAACGTAGCGCCAAAACAGGTATTTTCGCTCCGGTAATCATCGGAGCCCATCCCCATGGCCGAAGCATTCGACCTACCTGACGAACAAGACGAAACCGACGAGCACGAGCAAGACGAAGCTCTTGACCTGGCTATGCTTGATGCCCTGGCTATGACCATTGCTGAAAAGAGGCGTGAGGCTATATCAGGCCGTGCGCAGTGTGGCATTGAGCAGGAGTGGGCAGAAGATCAGGAGTTTTATGAGGGTATCGATGATGCGAACAGAGGCGAGTCGGGAGGGTATCGTTCTAAGCCGCCCGGTCAGATAGGTTTGGGTGATGAAGGTGAAGAGGGCGACGATTCGACAAGCTCTACGGTCTTTCCCAATATCACAAGGCCATACGTTGATGCAGCAGCTGCGCGTGTAGGCGATATGCTTCTGCCTACTGATGATCGTGCGTGGCAGATTAAGCCGACGCCAGTACCCGAACTGATGGACCTGGCCGAGTCGTTGCCCACTAAGACCGAGCGCGATGAAATATCAAAGCGTTATGACAATGAGGCCCAAGGACCGGAACGGGCCAATGCGGTGATGAAAGACGAGGCTGATCTGATTAAGAGCAAGCTGCCGAAAGATATACAGGGGCAGGTTGAGAGCGAGGCCATGAACACGTTTGGTGAAGGATCGCCAGCGTATCAGGGTGAGGAGGATTACCAGATGCGCCTGCAAAAGACGTATCTTGACCTGGCTGACTCGATTACTGCAGATATGGAAGTAGCGACGAAGGGTGCCAAGAACGCGGAACGGCGCATTGATGATTGGCATACCGAATGCCAGTACCACACCCATATGCGTGATGTGATCGAGGGTACAAGTCGATTAGGTACGGGTGTTGCTAAGGGGCCGATACCGGTCAAGAAGCAGCACATGGCGTTCAAAAACGGCAAAATCATTATTGAAGAAGTGATTAAGCCGGTGACACTGTGCGTCAATGTGCGCAATTGCTACCCTGATCCTGGCTGTGGTGAGTCCGTTCACAACGGCGCGTACCACTTCGAGCGCGATGATATTACGTCCAAGACGTTGATGCAGCTGCGTGGCCAGCCTAACTATCACACTGAAATGATCGACCTGGTTCTCGAAGAGGGGCCGTACAAAGTCACTCGTGAAGTGGCCGAGACTGATGGCGTTGACGGAATGATCGGCCTGATCCGTCGAGACAAGAAAAATCTGTATGAGATCTGGTACGGCTATGTGCACATCACGCGCACAGAGGCCGAAGAAGCGGGAATAGAGATTCCTGAAGAAATGGGCAACTACCCGTTGATCCCTGTTGATGTGACCATGGTCAACAACCACATCATCAAAATAGTGATGAATCACCTGGATACCGGCGAGTATCCGTATGACTACATGGTATGGCAGAAGCGCGCCGGGTTGCCGTATGGCATTGGTGTCGCTCGCCAGCTGCGTACTCCGCAAAGAATACTGACTGCTGCGCTGCGCAATTTGATGGATAACGCTGGTCTGGCCGGCGGTCCTATGTGGGCATACCTTGAAGGTGTGATGGAGCCCATCGATGGTGTACCCGAACTGCGCCCTCGCAAGGGCTGGATGATCAATCTGGATATGGTTAACGATCCACGAATGATCGAGTACGCCTTACGCTACATTGATATGCCAATGAAAACGCAAGACCTGCAATCGATTATCGATATGGCGCTGCGCATGGCTGAAGATGTGACTGGCTTACCTAGTTTGATGCAGGGTAATCAGGGTAGTGCGCCTGATACTGTTGGTGGCATGACAATCCTGAATAACAACGCTTCAACGGTGCTACGGCGCATTGCACGGCTGTTTGACGACAAGGTGACTGAGCCCCATGTACGGCGCTATTACACCTATCTGCTGCAATACGGTGAGGAAGATGGCGAGAAGGCTGAGTTCGTTATCGATGCTCGTGGATCGAGCGCCCTGGTCGAGCGCGATATCAATAACAATGCTATTCAGCAGATGGGTGGCATGGTCACCAATCCTATTTTCGGCATGGACCCGCAAAAGTGGTTTATCGAATGGTTGAAATCTAATCGCCTTGATCCCAACCGCTTCAAGTATGACGATCAGGAGTGGAAAGAAACGGTCGAGAAATTGGTCGCCAGTTCGCAAAAACCTGATTCAGCTGTTGAGGTTGCACAGATCCGTGCGGAGAGTGCTGCGCAAGTGCAGGATTCCAAGAACCAGATCGAAGAGGCCAGACTCGCGTTGTCGAATGAGAAAGACAATCGTGATTCAGACTTCAAAGAAGCCAAGCAGCTGATGGACCAGGAGCTTGCTATAGCGTTCAGGACATTGGACAAAGAGATTGAAGATGCCACTACGTCAGCTAAAGAGCGTGAGATTATGCAGAAAATACGCGGTGATCTGGCTGAAGCGGCAATGAAGATCGAAGCGCAGTTCAAAATGCAGCAGGCTGGTCAGGGTGGTGAGATAGCAACACCACCAATCGAGCCAGCTGGCCGTGCGCCTGACGGACAAAGTTACGCCAAGTAGATAAGCGCCTATTCACACAGGAGAAAAGTATGGCCGGTGGCATTGCTAAGATGATCGCGGATCAGATGAGAATAATTCAGGACCGCCAGCAAGGGGCCAGCGCGGCGACAAATGACAGCACTATGGCCATGGGTGCGAGTGATGCAAAAGCTAAGCGTAAGCGTAAAGGCAAGGGCAAGGGGATCATTGCCGGTAAGATGCAAACACCTGCAGCCGCCCCTGGCAGGCCGATGAATACCCGAAACCAGCAGACACCCAAAGTACCAATGTACAGTTAGATCCTTTCCAACTTACTGGCTATGCGTTAGATTGCCGGTGAACCATCCTTGGCACCCTCATATGACTGAGTTAATACGGGCAACCACGAATCTAACCAACTCGGCACAGTTCGTGTTGTCATTCGTTATGACGATAGGTGTGTTTGGGATACTGACGATTTACGTCATGGGCATGGCGGTTAATAGCACACCTTTCATTGAAAGCCTGGTACTGCTGACAGTGCGCGAGTGGATCGCGAGTTTCAGCTTCTGGTATCAAAGCTCGCACGGGTCAAAAATGAAAGATCATCCTGCATCGATACAACAGAAGTCGGTGATACAACAAAAATGAGAGAGAGCGATGTTAGACCCTCGGTTATTTGAGCCAAGCCAGCGCCGTACGGTCGTTGAATCAATTGACGATCGCATAGAAACGCTGCGCACAAAGAACGAAGCAACCACACTTGATGCTATAGCTACTGCGGAGTTACGCGGTAGAATTGCAATGTGCCGTGAATGGCGCCACACATGGGCCTCTATCGAAGAAGCCACACCACCACCGAGAGATCGCAGTACGCCACGTATGCGAAAAGATGGGTATTAAATAAGGGATTGAATCGATATGGGCAAAGAATTAGATATGGCGATGGACGATGAAACGGGCGAGGACAACGATGCCTTTGAATCAGGCTTTGATGGCGCGATGCCGCAAGATCCCGAACAAGGTCACGCGGTCGCTGTCACTGAACACCTGGGCGATGAAGGCGAAGATGAGGGGCCGATGCTTGGTGATGAAGATCATTTGGCCGAGCAATTGGCTATGCAACAGGAGTCTGACGATGCGGAAGAAGGGCAAAGTGCCGATATTGACGATAGTGATAGCTCTCTGGATGGCTCTGACGGTGGCGGCAATGGGGGCGCTGGCGATGATGACGATAATGGCCTTCCTGAATCTGCTGTAACGATGGAGCAATTGCAGGCTGAATTGGCGGAAATGGGCCAACGTCTGCGCAAGAGTGAAGGCCATATGGGGCGCATGCAGCAAGAGTTTCAAGCTGCTGGTGCTGCTGCTGCTGCTGCCAGTGCAGGTAATGCACCGACACAGGCCCAATTGGGCGCTATCGATCTGACTGACATCGAAGAGCTCAACCAGCTGGAAGAAGAGTTCCCTGAGTTTGCCGCCACACTAAAGGCTGTCATTGGCAAGATGTCTATGGGCGCAGCGCCAGCTGCTGCTCCTGGCGCTGCTGATCTACCGGACACCCCTAAGCCAATGACTGCGCAAGAGATAGCGAGCATATCTGCACAGGCGGCGGTTGATGCGTTGATCGAAGATGCACACACGGGCTGGGTTGATACGATCAATACCCCTATGTTCTCTGTCTGGATGAATGGTCAGCCGAAAGAGATTAAGGATCTTGGCGCCAGCGAGAGATCGTCCGACGCCATTGCGATGCTCGACAAATTTGAGCAATTTAACGGCTGGGTCAAACGTCAGGGAGACAAGGCCGACAAATATACGGATGCCGCATTGCTTGAAATCTACATGCAAGGTGGTGTAAGTTCCAATTCAGCAAAGCGCAACTCAAGCGCAAAGTCGCGAAATGACAGATTATCGGGCTCGGTCCCAGCTACAAATTCAAGTAGTCGCACCCAGCAAGATAACAGTTCAGACACAGTGAACGATGCTTTTGAAACGGGCTTTAAGTCGGCAAGATAACTTGCCATAGAGGAAAAGGCTGATACCGACACCACACGGTCCCGGTATCTAGCGACACGAACGCCGCCGGATAGCGCCCTTCGTTTGAAGATAGTTTGATTCGTCCTCACGAATCTTTAATTGTTTTATTCAAACGACAGGAGTAGCCCCATGCCGGGTCAAAATTTCAATTCGCCAGCTGCGCGAATCGCCAAATTCAAGGGCGAAATCTTAGGTCATGCCATTCCCAAAGAAGTGTTAGGTATCACTGGCACTCAACGGCGCATGCCAAAAAATCATTCTGCTGTAGTCGTATATCGACGATGGCTTCCCTATGGTGGTTCTGCTGGGTCTGCGACCAGTATCAACACCATCACTGCTGATCCAGTGGCGCACCAGACTACAGAAGGCGTTACGCCTGATGCTGACAGCCTGACGCCTGAAGATCGCACAGTCACCCTTAAGCAATACTCTTGCTTGTATATGTACACCGACAAGGTTGCGGATCTTTACGAAGATAACGTACCGGACGAAATGAAAGTCCAGACCGGTGAGCGTATGGGTCTTGTGCGTGAAATGATCCGCTATGGTGCGCTGAAAGGCTGCACCAATAAGTTCTATGCTGGCGGTACGAGCCGTGCAACGGTTGATGAAGCTGTGGGTAAGAACCTGCTTCGCCGCATTACACGGTCTATCAAGGGTAATCGTGGCCAGATGGTCACCAAGATCCTGGCGCCAAGCGCAAACTACAACACTGCGCCGGTCGAAGCTGGCTATCTTGTGTTTTGTCACACTGACTGCGAATCCGATATTCGTGATCTACCTGGCTTTATCAAGTGTGCAGAGTATGGCTCGCGCAAGCAGGTACACGAGTGCGAAATTGGCTCCATGGATAGCTTCCGCTTCGTTATCTCGCCCGAACTAAGCTCGATTCCTGACTCTGGTGCAGCCGTGGGCTCTACCGGTCTTGAATCAACAAGTGCTTCAAACGTCGATGTATACCCGATGATTGTCGTCGCTGAGGATGCTTGGGCTGATGTGGCTCTGCGTGGTCAAGACTCTTTTGATCCTACTCACATTCCGCATTCACAAAAAACCAAAGAAGATCCCCTGGGTCAACGTGGTTATGTGGGTGCGAAATTCTGGTCTGCTGCATTCGTACAGAATGATGGCTGGATGGCCGTAGCTGAAGTAGGCGTGACAGACTTAGGTTAATCCCTGAGTCCGAACCCCTCTTAAATTAGGAGAACGATAAATGCGTACTAATCAAGCTGCTGGCTTAGATATGGTATTTGGACCGGCAGGCATCACTGCTGCTGGCGCTGATGTGTTGTATGACACCTCGACCGCCTTTAACTATTGTATCAATGGCAAGGCATACGCTAAGTCAACGATATCAAGCGGCAATACCGCTGCTCTGACTGATGCAAACACGGGCTTAGGCTTTGTGGCATTGGCTGCAGACGAGGCATGCGCCTTTTTGTGGCTGATAAACGCGGGTGGAACTGTTGCTGTAGCACAGGGTCCGGTCGTAGCGATTGATGGTGACACTGACCTTTTCAAAGACGATGGTGGTCGCCCTGAATTTCCAGCAGTACCTGATGGCTATGTGCCGTTTGCATACTCTTTGCATCAAACCAGTGGTGCTTCTAGCGCCTGGACGTTTGGCACGAGTTTGTGGAACGCAGCTGGCCTGACCGATGTACTGGTGGACATCAGTGTATTGCCTGATCGCCCACAGGCTGACGCTCGAAGCTAAGGAAACTCTCTCCCCTTAAGCTGATAGCAAAGATGTTCCCGGTCGCTTCGCCTTGGTGTCGCGACCGGGACATCACTTAACTGGGTCTACGCAACTAAAATAGAGAATCGATATGCGTTTACATGAAAAGCTAAGAAAACCCCTTGTTACTGAATCCCTTGAACTGGCAAAGAATGCCGTTATCAAGGTGACAAATTCTTCTGGTGTGGCAAAAGAAATCTCCGCAACAGAACTGGCGGCGCTCGATGGCCTGGACGCTGAACTAGCGTTACTTGATGGCATTACCGCGACCGCTGCCGAACTGAACCAAGCTGCTGATATCTCTGGAATGTTTGAGGTTGTCACAGCCACCAACGTCATTACCGCTGCTGAAAACGGTAAGACCTTCTTCCTGTCGGCTGCTGCAGGCTTTGTCAGTACATTGCCAGCACCTGCTGTTGGTTTGCGATACACGTTTATCGTGTCACTTGCGCCAACGTCAAACGGCTATGACATCGCCACGAATGCTGGTGCAAACATTATCAAGGGCTTGGCCTTTGAAGCTGAGACAGACACATCTGATGATGGTCCTACGGATCAGAACGCAGATAATCTGAACCTGGCTGCAAACGTAGCTGTTGCTGGCGATAACGTCACTGTGGTCAGTGATGGAACGAGTTGGTTCTTCACTGGCGGATCTGCCGCTGATGGTGGAATCGTACCTAGCACTGCGTAAGCGGTGCTGATACTGCCCGGTGGGACGAGAGCCTACCGGGTTTAATTACTGAGGATGGGCGACAATGAACGAAGAACAAGTACCAGCTGGCAAGGCACCCACAAAATCGAAAGTTAAGACGCCAAATATCAGGGCTCTTGAATCGATGATGAATGAGCAAAACGATGCGGTTGCCGAACGGCTTGACCAGATGGAAGAGACAGCCAATCAAACCGCTGAGAACATGAGCGAAATGCTTGAGGCTATGAAGGCTATGACAGCTGGTATGTCTGGCATGAGCGCCAAGAACAGACCGCATGGTGGGTCTGGCATGCTGGAAGCTGAGGAACTGATGGTCGAGCACGATGTGTTCCGCGAGTTCGGTCCTGAAGGTGATTTTGGCGAGATTGAAGTACAGGCAAAATCACTCGATCAAATGGGTATGGCAAAGCTCGACGCACTGGCTTTTGATCAGGAACTTCTTGATGTCAGAATCAGCGAAGCGCAAGACGAAGCACAGGACAAGCGTATATCCGTTGCCGTAAATGGTAAGGAGTACGTGATGTGGCGGGGTATGACTTACCGCAACGTGCCGCGTTTTATTGTTGAAGGTCTTGCACGGGCAAAGCCTTACACGTTTAGCAACGTGGAATACACCAAGCCAGATGGCTCGCTGTCTGTTAAATGGCCAGCACACATGGGCTTGCGCTATCCCTTCCAAGTGGTTCGGGACAACAATCCCAAAGGCGCTGACTGGCTGCAAGGCATCCTGTCGCAACGGCACTAACGTAAGGGCTATGAATGAATTACTTGCAACTGGGCCAATTCTTACACCGTGAGGGTCGGTACGCTGGTACTGCGCCTACAACGATGCAGAACCAGACAGGGCAAGCACTCGACATAGCTGAATGGATCAAACTCGCCTGGATGGATATTCAACGCGAGTTTGACGGTAAGTGGAACTGGCAGCAGCGCAAGTTCACCCTGGCAACTGTTGCGGCACAATCGGCCTACCCCTACACAGATGCAATTGATCTGCTCGATACCACAGCTATCTCACGATTCCATGAATGGAAGCTCCAAGACAGACGTAACCCCGCAAAGATCTATCTGACTTCTGCCGGTGTCGCTACCGAGCGGTGGGTGATCTGGACGCCTTGGGAATCCTTCGAGCAGGTGTACGGTATCAGTTCACAAAACGATTCAATGCCGGTCTATATCACTGTCGACCCGCAAGACAACATCGTTCTCGGTCCTACTCCCAATGATGTGTATACGATCAGGGGTGAGTATTGGCGCGCTCCGCAAGAGTTATCGGCTGATGACGACATACCAGAATGTAAGTCGCACTTTCACGAGGCTATTGGATATCGCGCGCTGGCGAAGTATGGATATGCGGGTGTTGCTCAAGAGCATATCCAGCGCGCCAATGTCGAAGGCTTGCCCATACTCAATGCTCTGCGAATGAATCAAGGTGCAACCCGGCGTAGATTCGGCCTCGCCTCTCCAATGGCATAGAGGCTATGATGAAATTCCCCCCTCTCAATAACTCCGTAGCTGCGGCAGTCCGTGATGCGGTAATGTTTTTTAATGGTGGGTTAGATCAAGAAACCCCAGCCTGGAAGGTCAAACCTGGCCATGTACGCGAATCGAACAATTATGAGCAATCAATCGAAGGCGGCTATCAGGACGTAACAGGTTACGAGCGGTTCGATGGGCATACTGCGCCCTCTACTGCAGCGTACTCCGTCATGGACGTTACGATATCTGGCTCAATCACTGTAGGCGATACGCTCACTGGCGCAACGTCCGGTGCAACCGGTGTTGTTGTCGCGGTGGTGACCACTACAACGCCTGACTACGTGGTTATGACTAAAGTGACCGGCACTTTCCAGTCCGGCGAAAATTTAGAGGTATCTGCGTCTGTCGAGGCTGTTGCCGCGTCGGTCGCTTCTGTTGATGGCGCCACCACCACAGTCTTGCATGCGCAGTACACAAACCTTGCTGCCGATGCCTATCGTGCTGACATTGCAGCTGTACCTGGGGAAGGCGCGATACTTGGTGTGCGCCAGCTGAATGGCGTGGTCTATGCGTTTAGAAACGCGGTAGGCGGCGCGACTGCTGCTCTGTACAAGCAAACGAGCGGTGGGTGGTCCCTGGTGGACCTGGGGCTGCAGGTTAGCTTTACCGGTGGTGGTGCGGCCGAGATCAGTGAGGGCGATGTCATTACCGGTGCAACGTCCGGTGCTACTGCTACGGTTCGGCGGGTGGGCCATGTGTCTGGTACGTGGGCTGGTGATGATGAAGTTGGCTATTTAATTCTGTCCGGTCAGACCGGCACCTTTGCAGCTGAAAACCTGAATACGCCTACACAATCAAACATTGCGACTATCGCTGCAGACTCCGCGGCGATCACCCTATTACCGGGTGGTGCTTATGAGTTCTACAATTCAAACTATGCAGACAGTCAGGGTAATCAGCGCATTTATGGCTGTGATGGCGTCAACCCTGGATTTGAGTTTGATGGCACCTATTTTGCGCCAGTCAGAACGGGTATGACTGTCGATGTGCCAACGCATGTAATTGTTCACAAACAACATTTGTTCTTTTCTTTCAAGAGCTCGGTTCAGCACGGCGGTATTGGTACTCCGTTTAATTGGACTTTGCGCGCGGGTGCAACTGAGCTTGTGACTGATGGCACGATTACCGGCTTCAAGCGTGAGCCTGGTAGCCAAGGCAACGGCGCACTGCTGATATGCAACCGTAACAGGCTGCATATCTTGTATGGCACCTCTACAACTGACTGGGAATTGATATCTTTCAGGGATGAAGTGGGCGCGTTTCCCGGCACTATCCAGCAAGTTGGCTCGACCATGTTCCTTGATGATCGTGGTATCACCATGCTCCGCACGGCACAGGAGTTCGGTAACTTCCAGCACTCGACACTATCAACGAAAATTCAAACCCTTATCAACGGATCGAGGGGCTTGGTGCTGTCGTCCTGCATAGTCAGGAACAAAAACCAGTATCGCCTATTTTTCAGTGACAACACTGCACTGTACGTGACGATGGCCGGCGCTAAGGTTGCGGCAATCATGCCGTGTACGACTGGGCATCAGGTGACTTGCATCGATTCGCAAGAAACATCTAACGGTACTGAGGAGATCTACTTTGGATCGACGGATGGATTTGTCTACCAGATGGAGAAGGGTACAAGTTTCGACGGTGATGAGATCAATGCGTATCTGCGGCTGCACTACACCAATGACCGGGTGCGATCGCTAAAAACCTTCATGCACAGCGTGACCATTGAGGCACAAGGCACGGGCTATGCTGAAATAGACTTTGGCTATGAGCTTGGGTACGGCAGTGAGGACATTATTCAGGCGTCTGACACGAATCGAGAAATTGAGTTTTCGTCTAATAATCGCTGGGATGATGGAGGCGCGCTATGGGATACACTGTTTTGGGACGGACGAACGCTGGCACCCACAACGGGTTTAGACATTCGTGGTGAGTCTGAAAATATCGGCTTCCTAATCCGCAAGAACAGCGACTACTTTTCGCCGGTACGACTGACCGGCATACATTACAGATATATAAATCGGAGACACCAACGATGAGTGACTGGTATGACGTAACCGGTGTTCCCGCGACGAGGGCGGCACTTGTATCTGCGACAATACGCGCAGAATTTGCCTTGATTGAAACCGCCATGGCGAAGCTGCCTACCCTTACTGGTGCAGGCGATGAACTGTTGAAGGTTAATGCAGGCGGCACGGCGTTAGAGACTGTTGCAAGCCTGGGTGTGGCTCAAGGTGGTACGGGCGCGGCAACGCTGACTGATGGCGGCATTCTCCTCGGATCTGGCACAGGTGCTATCACGGCAATGGCTGCGCTGGCTGATGGCGAAATGATTGTTGGTGATGGAACTACTGATCCGGTGGCCGAATCTGGCGCTACTCTTCGGACCTCGATAGGTGTCGGAACGGGTGATAGTCCTAGCTTTGCAGGATTGTCTTTGACAGCGCCGTTGTCTGTCGCGAATGGCGGTACGGGTGCTGCAACGCTGACTAACGGTGGTGTGTTGCTGGGATCCGGTACAGGCGCTATCACGGCAATGGGTGTTCTTGCCGATGGCGAAATGATTGTTGGCGATGGAACTACTGACCCGGTGGCTGAGTCTG